GTTCCCGCATTGGCGGCGGTCGAAGAGCGAATCGAAATCGGACCGTTTGACAAGCTGTTTGCGGTACCGTGCGTATTGTTGGGGAACACGAGCAAGCAGTGGGGCTACGGACGGAGCATATTCACAGGCAAAGTTGACTTGTTTGACGATTTGGACCAGGCTCTGTCGCAGTCGTCGAATGCGGTGAGATTGTCGACGCCGATAGAGTACATAGACGACGAGTACCTCGAGCGCGACAAGAACGGACTGCCGAAGAAGCCTCAGGCATACGACCGAAAGTATGTGATGATGAAAGGTCAACACAACGGAGACGGAGAGGCGACGAATAGACAGCCTGTGCAAGTGACACAGCCGAATGTGGAGTTTTCTCGATATAGCGACCACGCGATACAGATACTGCTCCAGATACTGAACGGCATATTGTCGCCAGCGACATTGGGAATCGACATCGCGAAAAAAGATAATGCCGCCGCCCAGCGCGAGAAAGAAAAGGTGACGATATTCACACGAAACGCACTTATCAGCGGGGAAGAGATGATATTGAGGTCACTTTTGGAACAGTTGCTGATGGCGAAAGAGTTTATGGATACGGGAGCGGTGAGTACACACACGTATGATATCTCGGTAAAGTTCAATGAGTTTGCGGACGACAGCTTCGAGAACAAGTTGGAAGCGTTGGGGAAAGCGTACGATATGGAAGAGATATCGACGGATATGTATCTGAACAAGTTGTATGGCGACACATTGAGCGACAAAGAGCGGGCGGCGGAAAAGGAGTTTTTGGAGTCGGCACGACAGGCGCGAATGGAAGCGTACTCGAACGCAGACGGCGGCGGGGCGAATACGCAAGGGATGATAGACAATATCTTCGACAGAAAGAACGGCTGAATGCCGTTCTTTCTTTTTGACTCTATTACCGTGCCCTGCCTCGGGTACGGATGACATATAGGGGTACCGTGCTGCTGTCCGCGCATAAGAGCATAAGAAAAGAGAGCGCTACAGTTAGGGCTGCCACGCTCTCTATATTGTTGCGGCGACGGATTGCTATACGGAGTTTGTTTGTTTGTACCTATTGATTTTGGGGAACAAATAGAATATTTTTGTTTTTTGTCCCGCCGCCGCGAGTGGGGTCATATTCATATTGTATATACATTATATCACAGTTGGCGGCGGTTGTAAAGGGGGTTAGACGCGAAAAATTGAATCTACAAAACATCTACAAAACGCGAAAATGAATCTACAAAATATCTACAAACGGGTTCGGGCGCGTCTACAAAACCTCTACAATTGCATAATTATACATAAATCTTGCATAATTATACATTCATCACCGTGCTCTCCTCGACGCATTTTCAGCCCTGTACCGTGCCCCTCCCGAAGAAGAACGGGCGCGATTCCGATACCGTGCCTTCCGCGTAAAAGAAAACAGCCGCCACTGAGGACGACTGCTTTCCCTTTTAGGAGATATATATGCCAATGGAGCAGCTATCAGATGAATACGACGCGCGCCATTCCGTTCTCGCGATAGAACAGAACCTCGCCCGTTTCCGCGTCGATAATGTCAACGACGTCGGGGTCGGAGATGAGTCCGTAATAGATTGATTTTGTGTGTTCGATATACCCGTTACGATTCTTGAAACGCACTAAGATATTGTTACTTTTTTGAGCCATATAACAGCCCTCCTTTCGTATCTTTATTATACTAATATTATATCACACAAGCACGAAGCTGTAAAGGGGGTTAGCAAAAATAAATCGCGATAAAATCGGGCATCTAATGGGGTGTATTGATACCGTGCTAAGTATGCGGCAAGTTACGAGCAAGTTACGAGCAAGTACGATTTCGTATATCTAACAACCGTGCCAAACGCGGTAAAAGAAAAGCGACGGCAAGTAGTAGTGCCGCCGCCGCTCTCGTTTCGCGATTGCCTTTTTTATCTCAGGCTGTCCAAGAACTCGATGCCTCTCTTGTGTCCGCAGTAGAAAATGTCCAAGAGCGATTGCCACATTTCGTATGCGCTTCTGAAGTCGTTCGCGTTTCCGACGAATGTCGATTCGGGGTTGTCGTCGGTATCGTTCTCATACTTCGTCAGAGTGAAGTAGAACGTTTCTGTGCCGTCTGCTGCCTTCTTCATTTCGAGTACGTGTCTGCGTCCTTTGAGGAGCCCGAGGTCTTTTGCTGCAATGATTTCATTTGGTCTGAACATAGGGGATGTTCTCCTTTGGTTTTATTTTGTACCCTTATTATACCATAATAGCAAACCGTTGTAAAGGGGGTTAGCGAAAATAATTTATACTAATTTTATACATTTTTTATACATATATGCACCGTGCAAAATATGCACATTGCTTTCGGGGCGCGATACTGTACCGTGCAAAAACATAATCGAAAAAGGCGGCGGATTTGATTCCGTCGCCCTCTCGTTTTTATCTTCTCTCGCCGTCGGGGTTGTTGTATCGCAGTGGACACAGTACGCCCTCGTTGCCGTCTTTGTCTGCAATGTACAGTAGTCCGTTCGGTTCGTGGCTCTTGACTCCAAGCATAACCGTCTTGCTGAACGTTTTGAGCATCTTCTGAATGATTTGGAAGTCATAGAATCCGTCACCGATTCGTACGATATTCGGGTCATTTGTGATTCCGACATCGGCTGCGGTGACGGATTCAGTCCATCTGCTCGCCCAATCGTCAATCGTCTTCTTGAAAGTCTTGCAAGCATCTGCTTCGACTTTTTCGGCGGCGGGAGTGGATTCGGTATATCTACACACACAGAATTGACAACCGATGTATTCCTTATCGTCACCAACCAACTCTCTTTGAACGCCTCCGATTCGCTTGTCGATTCTCTTGCAGTAGTTTGCAAATCTGATTCTTGCTTGTTGTTGTCCTTTCGTCATATTCGTACCTCCTTCTCAATACAGCAATCCATAACGGCAAAGCAATGTTTGAGCGTTTGCGATTTGCTCAATATGTTCAATAAAATCTCTCGAAATAGCAAAATTAACGGGGATTTTTGCGCTCCCAATATGCGTTTCCCATTTAAAATCCGCTTTGGAATTTATTTTTATCCAACAAGTTGCAGAGTTCTTCTCAATCTCGATATAAACGGTCTTGCGCCCGACTTTGGCTTCAAAACGAGTTCTGCCAAAATCGAGTTCGTTTACGTACAGCATTGTGTGATTAAAATTGTGTTGTTTCATAATCAATACTCCTTTGGTTCTTTGATTAACTTGATTATATCATAATATAAAATCGTTGTCAATAGGGTTAGCAAAAGAAAATTCGGGGATTCCGATTTATCTCCGTTACCGTGCTATGTAGTATCTGCAGCTACGGTGCGGATACTACACAAAAGCGACGGATTCTTGTTCCGCCGCCTTTTGTTTTTAATCTTCCTGCCACACAATCGAGGCAAATCCGACTCTGCCGTCGTCGTCGAGTATCTGAACGACTCTTGCTCGTTTCTTGATGTCCGCGATTTGTTCTGCAATGAGTTCGTCCACGCGTTCGAGTCCGAGTTTGTCTTCGTACTCTTCGATATACGCCTCGTACTTGTATGAGCCTCTTTCGAGGTCTGATTCGTCACCATATGCGATAATTGAGTTTATCATCTCCCTACAATGGAGTTCGTCTAAAAGCTGAGGCTGATTTTTTCTTCTGCTTCTATCATATTTTAGGGCTTTTATCTCTTTGTCGGTCATAATGGTGGTTCGCTCCTGCTTATCTCTCAATCGTTGTATTGCCGTATTCGTCGAGGGTATGTTTGATTATTTCTGCCAATATAACCGAGTCGTATGCGTTTTCTTCGAGGTATTCTTCGTGACGCTCTATGATAGCGTTGAGTTCGTCTTCGGTCAAATCGTCGATGGTTGCTTCGTGGAATTCTTCTTCGAGGACTGCCTCTATATCTTCGAGTTCATAATACAATTCGACTCTGCGATGGATTCTGAATTCTTCTTCTGTCGGGATTTCTCTTGCGAGTTCTTTTGCTGTCATTTGTTTGCCGTTGATAAACATAATTGTATCTCCTTTTGCTTCGGGATTCTTATCCCCTTTGATTGTCTTCATTATACTACAATTATAAACTTTTGTCAATAGGTTTAACAAAATTGTTTCGCAGTTTTTTTGATAATATGTTACCGTGCTAAAAGGGTATAAAAAAACGGCGGGCATTTTATCCCGCCGCCGTCGTTCTCAAAATATTGCGCCTGTCGCAAACTTGTACGCAAGGTCTTCGATTTCGGTTTCGCTATCGCCTACTTTCACAAACTCGTCAAAGCACCTGACGGCTTTCTGATGGTTGTGCCCAAAGCGTTCTATCCATTCGCCCGTTCTCGGGGAATAACGGCTTACGGTTGCGTTACCGTTCTTGATATCGATTTCGTATCTAACGTTGACTTGTGTTGCTCCGTCATAATTTGATTTGACTATCATTGTCTTATGCCTCCTTTGCGGTAATTGTCATATCTGCTGCAGCAATCCAACACACTCCCCTAAACATAGCGTCGAGGTTGAGGCGGGGTTTGTTTATGTTCTTGCGTACCCATTCGTACCATACCGATTTCGTCGTTTCTGTGTGCATTCTGTAAAGCTTCGAGTCAAAGAATTCGTCGAGGTCTTCGAGGTTGCGTTTCAATTCGCCAATTTTGCGCCCGCTACGATTTGCCTTTTTAAGCTCTTTTGCGAGGTCATACGAGAAGTTGTAGAGGTCCTTGACTGATTGCATTAGGATTGCGCCGTAAAGCGTCTCAGCGGCTTTGTCGTCTACGATATAGCTGCCAAAGCTTTGGTTGCTGTTGCTGCTGTCTTGTTCAATTGCTTGTGTGGTAATGTCTTTCATATGTTATATCTCCTTCCGATTTCAGGACTCTTTCGTTCCCTTATCTTCCCCTTTATTGTAATACCATACAAAATAATTGTCAAGCGATTTTTACAAAGTTTTTTTGCGATTTTGAAAATTTCTTTTTCGGCGGGGGACAGTGACATTAATAGCACGGCTGATGGCATAAAAGAAAAGCGGCTTATCGCCGCCGCTCTTTTTTCTGCTAGTCTGTCGTTCTCAAATAATACTTGATGTCTTCGCCTTTGAGATTGTCCATACACCATTCGTCGATGCGCTCCCACAACTCATTGTAAATTCTCGCCAATTTCTCGTTCTTTTCGTAGTGCTCCCAAATCTTCCAATTCATAGCCTTTGACAATTCGGTCACATACACAACATTATCTTTCCACTCTTCAAATGTTCTCTCGAACGTTTCTCTCACCGCTTCAATGCCAAACCTTTCCGCTATCGAAAAGTCCATATAAAAAGTCGTTTGCGGTTTGTAACCTGTCATTTCTTCAATGTTCCATACTTTCAAAGCTTGTAGCATAATTTTTACTCCTTTTGTTTCGGTTGTTGTTTTTCAACCTCTTTACACTTAGGATTATACACCCATATTAAACCGTTGTCAATAGGTTTAATGAAAATATTTTAGATTTTTTGAAATTTCATCTCGAAGCCACCAAACGCGATTTAAGCACGGTTGATATCAAAATCGATAACTTATTCGGATTCGAGGTCAATACCACCATATTTCCGCTTACATTCGATTTCCGAGTATGTCCCGATGATGGATAAGAACTCTTTTGTATAATTCACCACGAGCGTCTTCACTGCATCTCTGTAAAACTCGTCAAGGTCAACCATATCCGCACCATATGCGCAATGGAGACAAATCATATCCCAAATTGCCGCACCTGTAAACATTGTGCCCAAAAAGACTGCGAACACGATGCCGCCAATGCGCCCGACTTCACCTTCGCCTTTGAGGAAGAACAACGCCGAGATGCCTGCGCTCAAAAGCATAAACACAAGCCACTGTATTCCTACTGCGACTGTATCCTTCCTGAGCTGCGTTTTGATACCGTGCTCGATTCGCTCACACTTCTTAACCAGTACCGAAAAATCGTCTTTGAGCTTCTGGTCTGCGATTCCGAACAATACTTCTTTCGCTTTCGTTTCCATTCCCTACTCCTGTATGTACCTGATGCCGATATTATATCACAAAGCCGCCGCCCTGTAAATAGGGTTAGCACGGTAACTTATACAAAAAGAAAACGGCTCGTCGCCGTTCTCGTTTTTATATTTCTTTTATGTTGTGCGCTTTGAGTATGTCTTCCAATACTTCATTGTAGATTTCGTTGTAAGAATCGTAATTTGCAAGTGTATCATGCAATTCGTCGTTGATTGCGCTCAACTCTTCTTCCGATATGCTCTCGTCATCATACTGCAAATTAATGATTGCATTGAGTGTGTCTTCGATTTCGACTTCTTTTGCGGTTTGATATTTGGTGTTTTGGTCAACATCAAGCGATATCGTTCTGATTTCGATTTCAATGGTTTCGTCGTTGAACCCTTCTTCTGCCGTCCAATAAAAATACCTGTCGTTATTGTCTTCGATAACGCCGCTGTTGCCGCAACCGCAACCGTTGATGTACAGTTTCTTCTGCAATTCAAAAAACGTTTTCGCTTTCTCTTTCGTCGTAAATGCGTTAATGGTCGTACTGCTTGTTCCGTCTGTTTCTGTTATAACTACTGCGTAAATTTTCATAATGGTTATCTCCTTTGGTTTTAATGGTGTTTTTAGTCACAATACTCTTCAATCGCAGACATTGCGCTTTCGAGGCTATCTCTGCACTCTTCGACGGCGTTGATTTGCTCGTCAATGGCATCGTAACGCTCTTGCTCTCTTTCGGTCATATCTCTGTCCTTGTCTAATGCCTTTTCTTCAATGGCATCCCTCTGCTCTTCCAACTCGCCAATGAGTTCGTCAATGGTGTCGTACATTGCTTGAATCTTGTCGTAATACTTGTTAAGTTTCTTCATAGTTTCTACTCCTTTGGTTGCAAGGTTTTCTCAACCTCTTTACATTTAAGATTGTACCATAATATCAAATCATTGTCAAGAGGTTTAATGAAAATATTTTTACAATTTCATTTTTACCCCTGTCGGTGGGTAAAATCGATTCATAGCACGGTTGACATTATACCCGCCGCCGAACAAAGAAAGAGGACGGTCATCATTCGATGCCGTCCTGCCTTTCGTTGACTTGTTGATTCCAGCGGTCTGACTCGCTGCGGATGGGTGTCAACTTCCCTCGCCTGTCCATTGAGCCGTAACACTTTTGCTTTTCCCTTTCTGCTCTTGTTACACCTATATATTACCACAATATGCAATGGTTGTCAAGAGGATTATTGCAAGTTTTTTTGATTTTTTAATTCGTTTTAATTTCTTTTAATTTCTTTTAATTTTTGAGCCGTTTTTAAGAAAACACCCTCTTTGGAATCTCACAAAAGAACCAAAAGAACAATAGAAAGAAAACGTGTACGTAGTACACGCAAAAGAAAGAACATAAGAAAAGGTACAAAAAACCATATTGACAAGCATTAAACGCTGTTGACAAATGATTGATATGCCCTGCGCTGAATCCGTTCTCATACCCACTTACACTATATATAAGTAATATCTACTACTGTGCACGGTTTCACAAAGTTTCTATCCGCAAGAAAAGGTGCCCCAAAAGAATCAAAAGAACAATAGAAAGAAAAAGGTATACGTAGTATACCTACAAAGAAAGAACATAAGAAAAGTTATGAAACATTTTTTTTAGGTGCCAAGTTATATACTACGTATATAAAAGCTAAAAGTCCAAAACATCTTCCGAGAATTTTTTTTGATTATTAATAGAAAAAAGTAAATATTATATACTTTGTATATATTATTTACATTTTTCTGTTAATTTTGTGCCACTTTGTACGCTGTCCGCGCGCGATGAGTTTTTTTTCGTCAACTTCCCTCTCATTTTTTTCTCATCGCGCGCAGACAGCAAAAAAAAAATAAAACTACGCCTAATGGTATGAGCATATTTATGAGTATATATATGTTAATATATATACGAATAATATATGCGATATACCTTAGGCTAATACTCCAAAAATTCTCGGAAAATGTCCAAAATAGCAAATGCTTTATATACTAAAGTATATAACTTCCAATCTTGTCAAGTAGGTTTAGCACTCTTCTTATTTCTTCTTTTGTAGGTGATA